GGGACTCTGCTAACCCCTACTGCTACATGTGGCACCACCGGAGACCCCTTTACATACACTGGTTGTACAGCAAAAATATGTAGGGTTAATGAACATGTTTCAAGTCATATATGTAGTACATGTCCTCCTGGAACAACAAACGATGCGGGTGGTCATGATGCAAGTGGTGATGATACAGAATGTGATGTAACTCATTGTGCGGTCGATCAATATGTTTCAAGTCATACATGTATAGCATGTCCTCCTGGAACAACAAACGATGCGGGTGGTCATGATGCAAGTGGTAATAATACAGAATGTGATGTAACTCGTTGTGCGGTCGATCAATATGTTTCAAGTCATACATGTATAGCATGTCCTCCTGGAACAACAAACGCTGCGGGTGGTCATGATGCAAGTGGTGATGATACAAGCTGTGATTACCCGACCCGGTCGGATACTCATCTTGCCGAAGACATCCAGCTTGCCCAAGACATCGTCAATGGAACAGTAGGCTATTTTATTAAAGAATCGGGGCACCCTGTGGCCATCAATAAATTATTTGAACCAGAGTGTAGAGAATATGCTACTTCTCCCGAACCTTCACAAACACCATCAGAACAAACTTGGGTATTGGGCCGTCAGGGTGAATCTTGTAATACCGTGTGCCAGGCTCAGGGTATGACTTGCGAATCCTATGATTGGGGATTGTACGGCGCGGAGGATGAGGATCGTGAAGAAATGTTTAATCAAGTATTTAATGAGATGGACGAGCAGGGAGGCACGCCAGTAGATCGCGAGATTTGTGCTGCCGGCTACGGGGCGCCTACGTCTTGGCCAATGGTGCCCTACGTTGACAGCTGGCCGCGCAGATGCCGCGCCTCCGCGAAGCCGGCCTCCGTCAGCGGGCGGGTCGGCTCTGAATGCGATATGTCTCAAAATGACATCACTCGTCTGTGCTTCTGTCAAAATACTCCCACCGCCGCAGGTGACGTTGCTCCGCCTTGGTCTCCACCTACCCCCCGCGCGCCTTATATAACTCTTAACACTGAACAAAAAGAGAATAATCCGTACGGGTGTGTTATTCTATCAAACGGTGATATAGGTTGGAATGACAATGAAAATAGTTTGTCGAATGAATGCAACCAATCACAACAATGTCTGGGCGTTTGTACACCCATTCACGGGATTTCTGAACAAGCGACTATAACTTGTACACGAAATAATGATAGTCGAATAAATGTACCAGAAGGCCACCGAGAATGTCAAGATGAATATACTTTTATATCCGGAGTTGGGCGTGGAGTTTCTGATTCATGTGTGCCGCCGCCGCCGTGCATCGACGACGCCGACTGGCGCTACAAAGAGAGGGTCGTGGGCGTCTTAAGCGAGTACAGCTGCACCGAATTCGTCGAGGCGGAATGGTACGAGGACGGCTTTTGCGACGAAGACTGGGCAAGACACTACAACCCCGGACCAGATACGGTCCCAGCGCTCCCCGTCGTGCTGGCGTCCGAGGCGTGCCAGATGTCCTGCCCCGAGGCGGAGGCGGAGGGGCTGTGCGCCGGCCTGCCGGTGTGCTCCGACGACCCCAACTGGCGCTACAGTGAGGAAATTCGCGGGGAGACGGTCTATTACAGCTGCGACGAAGTCGCGAGATGGCCGGAGAGCGATAAAGTATGGATGTGCAACTCGTCGGCAACGGGCGCGTACGATGCGTGCAAGGAGACCTGCCCCTATGCTCTTGATGCGGGCAAATGCACCCCACTATCGCCGTCAGATGCTTGGTGGCGAAGGTGGATCACCCCACCATACTTTCCGCCACCGCCGCCACCACCAGCAGCAGCAGCAGCAGCAGGCGAACCACCACCTCCGCCTCCGCCTCCACCTCCGCCTCCGCCTCCGCCTCCGCCTCCGCCTCCGCCTCCGCCTCCGCCTCCGCCTCCGCCTCCGCCTCCACCTCCGGCTCCGGCTCCTTCCGGTCCCGTGGACTGCGTGGGATATTGGAGCGGTTGGAGCAATTGCCTCCCGTGCGGCGGCGGAACGCAGAGTCGCACCTACACCGTCATAACCCCTGCTGAGCGTGGAGGTACTCCGTGCGTTGATGAGCTTGTGCAGTCGCGCGACTGCAACACGCCGAGCTGTCCGGAGCTCGTCGACGAGCTCGCGGCACACATCGGCGATGGAACCTGCAACCCGAACCTTCTCTATGCGTTGCAGCAGGATCCGGCCGAGTTCACCATGATCGAATTGCCCTCGACGACGCAGTGGCCGACCTTTGATGAGGCGAAGAGGGCGGGCGATACCGCCATGGCTGCCCAGCAAGCTCGAGGCGGAGCTCGGAGTTCGAGGCAACCACCAGGCGGGAACTGCGACTCCATCGGCCACCCCGAGCTCGTTGACGTCCATGACGCCACCGGCGGGTACTACATCAGGCCCGAATCGAACGAGGAGTACCTCCGGTCCTACGAATGTTACTGCACCAGCAACCTCTTGCGCGAGATGGCGGACTGCGCCGGAACCATGGACGTGGGAACGCCCCAGGACATAACTGGCCAGAGCGGCGCCAGCTATCACCAAAATTGGATTGCCTACAAGCAACATTGCGACTACTGGGGACAGCCTGATAATCAGCAGACCATCGGAGAGCTCATCGGGAGATGGCCGGCATTGAGGTGAACCAAGATTGCAACACTGTGTGCTCGTCCTATGGGCGCAGTTGCCTTGATGGAGACTGGGGAGTTCATGACTCCCATACGATGAGGGAAGCTCTCACGGCAGCCGTCGGCGACGAGGTGTGGTTTATATCTCAAGACATACACTGCGAACACCTGTACGATTCTGGCGACAACCATAGCCACATTGAGCCTATAGTCTGTGCAGGAGCAGAGAAGGGTAGAGGCAGTCAATCTTCTAACTGCTCAACGTGGGCGAATTGCGTCTACAGCAACTTCTCTGCGAACGAGTCAGACGCCGGGCACAGCCATTGCAACGCAACCTCCGGAGACGGGTTCCGCCTGTGCAAGTGCGAATAGCCCGATGGGAGACTGTCCATGTTATCCAGTAGAACGGTACACACTGATCAATATGCCGAGATAATAAAGTTTAAAGGGGGAATTTTTATAAATTATATAAAAATAAAAATAAAAATAAAAATAAAAAAAAATATTTACTCTTTATTAATAACTGGTATAATTTCTTCTACTTTAATATCACTAACATCTATATCTTCGGGTATATTATCTTCTAATTGTTTTAATTCTTTTTCTTCTTTTTCTTCTTTTTCTTTAATATAGTCTGAATCTAATACATTAAATGAAACAAATTCAGACATATACGCACTCATCATCTTATCACTTTTAACAGAATGATATGCTACTGTAAATGAATTATATAATTTCATCATTACAAGTAATGAAAAACTAATAAAACAAGAAATAGTTGAAGAACTATGATAATTAACATATAATAATTTGATAGTTAAACATAAATTTACAAAATATAAAAACATTGTAGTCATTACAATATTTTTATAAAATTTATTTAATCTATCCATCTGTTTATCTAACGCAACTTCTTTAACAATAACACTTTTTAAATTATTATCAGATACATTATTATCAATATCTAAATATTTAATAGACCAATTTTCTCTTTTTAATTCATAAACATATGTTATAAGAAAAGAGAATAAAGTTAACATATTCCAATATAAAGTCATTTTATGATATAAATCTGGATTTTCATAATTTTCGGTTAATGTACATATTTTATCATCACAATTTTGAGGAATAAATAATGTAAGTAATGTTCCTGTCAATATTTTATAAAATTGTAAAAAAAATAAACCACAAACTTTAACCCTTTGTACTAAATCAACATTAATATTAAGCATTATAACATACAAGATATATTTTTTTTTTGAATTTTATTATTAATTATTTTAGCTTAAAAAATAATTAATAATTATAAGTAATGAATGTATTTAGATAATGATATTATTAATATATTATGGAAAGCAGGGTGTACAAATTATGAAATGATTTATAAAATAATCAATATTAATAAATTAGAAAAAATTAAAGAAAATAATAAATTAACAGAAGAATCACGAAAATTTTATATGGAATTAGATACTTGTGGTTATTATTGTTCAAATTCTTATATTCAAAGGGGACGAGAAAATATAAATAATGATGAATATTGGAATTTGAATAGATTATGGTTAAATTTACATAGAGAACTTTTATTATGGAATAAATATTTCTCAAAATAATATTTTATTATATATTTTTAATTATATATTTTAAATTATATATATCATTATGAAATATAAATATAAATGTTGTTTATGTTTATTTATTATTTTATTAATATTAATGTATAATTCATATAGAAAAAGATATTATATAATTAAAAATAATTTTTTAGATATAAATTTTATAGATAATATTTATAATACAATAATATCAGATAAAAAGTGGATATATACAACAAATATAGGAAATACAAAAATTAAACATAATAAAGATATAATTAAAAGAAAAAATAAAGCAAATGAAATGTATAAACAAAATCTATTTTCGTATTCAAAGTATGAATATGAAAATGACGCAAATATATTAAAAGAAATTAAAAATGTATTAACAAGTAAAAATGTTTTAGATAATATATCATATTTAACAGGAGAAAAAATTACAACTATTATGGATATTTTTATTTCAAAATATGAAAAAGGAGATTTTTTATCAAAACATACAGATAATACTTTAGGTAAATATGCTTTTATGATATATTTAAATAAAGATTGGAATATAAAATGTGGTGGAAATTTAAATATTATTAAGAATAATAAACAAATAGATACAATAATACCAGAATATAATAAATTAATATTAATGGATGTATATAGTGAATTAAGGGAACATTTTATAGATGAGGTTAAATGTAATAAAAATAGATATGCAATAACTGGGTGGTTTGCTTAAAATTAGAAAATTATTTTAAAATAAAATTATAATAAATAATAAATAAGATGATTTCATTATGTATAGCAAATAGAAATCATATTTCACATATAATTAATAGAAATAATCTTATATTATATATAAAAATAATAAAAAAAAAAAAAAATTAAATACCACAAACATCACAACCACCTCCTATACTACCTCCACCTTGTTTTACCTTTTTTAGGTGATGACTTCTACCTTTTTGAACATTTTTTCTGTTAGATCTTCTAGCACTTCTTCTTGATGATCTTCTAGCACTTCTTCTTGATGATCTTCTAGCACTTCTTCTTGATGATCTTCTAGCACTTCTTCTTGATGATCT